TTCGTTTTCCTCATGCCAGAGTTCAAAGTCCGAAATGTTGGCTTGCTCATCCAGCCACTGCTCGTATCCAGCCCAAAGGGTAGGATCCTGCACAGCGTCTTCAAAACTATACTCCAACACTTCGTTCGGATTCATGTTTGCTTTGCCTCATCAATCAACTTACAAGATGCAGTATATATGGGTGTCAAACAATTGTCAAGGACTATTTTTTGCAATGATTTCAATGACTTAGCCAAACACCCGTAAAAGTCTCTCTTTTGCTATCGTCTCTGCGGCCTCAAAGAGGCGTCCATTGCAACCCAGGATGTCATCGGCAAACTTGCTGATGAGTGGATTTGGGCAGGCTTGTGGACGGACATCCAGAAGCATCTCGACCGATGTCTCAATGCATCTATGATGCTGGAACAGAATTGCGAATGCTGCTGCCGTCGAACGGCTCACACCAGCAAAGCAGTTCACCACAATGACACCGTCATTCACATTCTTGGTAAAGTCCAAGATGCGTTGAACATGATCCCTTGTAGGCGCACCAGAGTCAGTATCTCTGTTGACATCCTCAAAGTTCATGAACAGGCGATTGACCAAGTCAAATCGCGAATCAGACGGCACAAATTGCCTGTCGCCCAGATCAAGAAGACTGATCCAATGCGTTGCATTGTGCCTCTTTACCAGGCTGGTCGCCCGATTCTTGCTTTCCACAAATACAGTAAACATGTTCTCACTATAAATGGAAAGAGGGGAGATGTCAATCCCCCCTCTTCATGCACCTACCGCATAGCTGGTATGCGCGTTAGTCGCGTCTATTTACAACGTGATATGGAAACTTTTCCAGAAAAGTATCGCCATACTCTCTCTTGTAGTACTGACGAAGTTCCCAAGAAATGGCACGTTCGGCACGCTTCTTATTTGCTTCTGTTATAGCGTGTAGAACCTTCTTTGCGATTTCCTTTGCCTTATCGGCAACCTTCTTTACCAAACAAAACTTCATGTCTTACTCCTTGCAAACTGAACGAACGACGTTACGATAGTCGGTAACCTGCTTGTTGAACACATTCTCGTAGATTCCAAATAGATTGTCTGTGTGCTTGTTGACCAGACCAAACATCTTTGATGCTAGATCAACTTGGATGTCTGTTACATCCAATGTAATCTTACGCATTTTATGCGAAAATGCATCAGCAGTCTTTTTGGCATCTTCCGTCTTGAAGAACTTTGTTAGATATTCATTCTCTTCCATTGTCCAGGGCCACATCGTGCGCCTCCTTCTTTTGTCGCCCACTATTGAGCCGACACACATAGTATATAGCAGACTTTTGTGCGGTGCAACAAAATTATCTGATGACAAGTTGTCGCATGTCGTCGTTCAACGACATTTTGATTTGTCGTCGTTCGGCGACTTATGGAAGCTTATGCATACTCTTGGAAAGCATCTCGGCAAACCCCGGATGCAGGTTCTTGGGCATCTTGTGCTTTTCAAACCAATCAAATCTATCGTTCTCGTCATTTAGCTTTGGTTGAACATCATCTTGCTTTGGCACTTTGCACAAGTATGTGTGATACTGGAATCCCTTCTTCTTGAACACATGAAGTGGCTCAAGTTGTTCTGGTGTGATCTCATGTCCGATCTCTTCACCGACTTCACGCACGACTGTAGCTTTTAGATCCTTGTCGTTTGTATCTGATGAACCGCCGACTGGAGAATATGTGTTTGGTTGATCGCAAATCTTTGATCGTAGAGCGACACCATATTTGCCTGTATCTAATGCATGAAATAGCGCGCCCGCTGCGAGTTTTTCATTATCTTCTTCGTGTAGATATTCCCTAAACGATTTCATGAGATTTTCCTTGACATGTCACTATTGGAACGATATATTTATAGTGTTGCAGTTGAATGTAACTGTGTATTTCTTCTTATCTTGCATTGTATCCACTTGTTGTATGTATTCTCCATCAACACACTCAAGTCAAATTGATACTTTGCTTCATAGTATGTGCATTCACTCTTTGATTTGCACAATCTCAATATCTCTCTACGAAACTTGTGAATGCCTAGCTTTTGTACATCCGCATTCAATTCTTCTGATGATGAATAGTATTTCTTCCAATCAGATTCCACACGAATCTTCTTCTTTTTACCCTTGACTTGCTTTCTGCCAGCACGGGTAAAGAGTTTTTTGCCAATATAAAAGCGACCACTATCAAGATTCGTAATTTTATATACGAATCCGATGTGGTCACTTATCATTTCAGAGATAAAAATTTGTTCGTTTAGAAGCCAGGGGTTTTCATAATCCATACCATTATATAGTATGGATTTTATATCATTGAGATTATTTGTTTTCTTCAGAATTGCGATTCAATTCTAGCTCCGAAAAATGACCGTGCAGATGATCTATTCCCGATTTACCATGCTCATTCTCTACAGCATTCATGGCTTCTTTATGTGCTCTATTGCTTGATAACCCGTTTCTAGTATTGTTTCTCATTTCATCATGGTATAACTGTATAGCAGATGCACGTTCCATGTTATGATATGAATCATCCTGTTTAGGTTGTTCCCAATCTTTTTCTTTTGCTTCATCCAGCTTGATACCATTGATCTGTGCCAAACGAATTCTGTATTGAATTGATGAGTCGTCCATGATTCTCTCTCTCTAGAATTGAGATATATTGACTATTTATTCTTCTTCCTCATTCCAGGAATCATCTTCTTCAGCATCATCAAAGTCATACATATGACCGCAGAACGGGCAATAGCAGTCTTTGCCCGTTACTGCATCCTCATCATATTCTATAGTGTATTCAGAGTCGCATGACACACATTGTAGTGTTCTTTCCATCACACCACCTCACATGATCCTGCAGTACACGAAAGCTCCTGAGTTCCAGTTGTCGTATCACGCTTTTCATACTCTGATAGCTTAGTCCAATCAACATCCTTTGGCATTTTTTCAAGCATTGCTTCATACTGTTCTTTCGTGCAATCTTGATATGGCATTTGTTTGTATGATGCATCTGAGAACGGCAAGAATGAAACACCAGACATTTCATCAAAATGCTCATAGACCCATGCACCGACTTCCATCCACTCTTCTTCCTTCACAGAAATCGTGACAGAAGGCTTATGCTCGCAGAAATGACGCTGGTATTCAAGCCACAATTCAAGCTGCTCAATTGCAGTCATGTCCTTACGAAATACTGCATTCTCTGGAGTTCTCATTGGGAATGCAAAGACATATGTGTGATCAGGCTTCATCACATCGTCTTCAACAGGAAATCCTGCATCAACCATCATCTTGGCCAATGGGTCTTTCTTGTCAGCACGAACAGTACGAATGTAATATGGTGCATGACGAGCATGAATACCTGATGCCGAGTCAACAAGCTGTGACACAGTTCCAGATGGCTTTACACAAGTGATGGCTGCTGAACGAGGAATACCTAGCTTCTTTGCCCATTCAGTATTTGTAGTGACTGCATGAGTGCGAATGGCGTTCAATGTCGAACGCAGTTCTTCGCGTCCCTTCTTTCCATTTGTGATCTCATTGTCCATAATACCAGTCAATGATACGCCAAGCAATCTTTCTTCATCGCAATTGTTCTTCCATGTATTGCGAAGATACTTGAAGTTCGTCAATGTTGATTGCCATGTACCAAGAATAGTTGCAAGTCTGATCTTGCGATGAAGATCAACTGCGCTATCATTTGCGCGAACAACGACTTCAGTCAGATTGCAGAATTCACGATTGCGAAGAATGATCTCCGAGCAGGGATTCGTTCCAAATTCAAAATCTGGATTGCGACGACCATACTTCTTTGCTTGGCTCTGTGAAGCTGTGCGCGAGAAGATTCCACGCTCACCTGACTTTGATTCATAAAGTGCAAACCACTCCTTCATGAACACTGACATATCAGGCTTGCGCTTTGCGACGAATGAATTGTTTGCTAGTGCGCGCTGTGGATTGTTTTCCCACCACATACCCGACTTGGCAGTACGCATACCATCGTCAGAAAGATCCGACAATGAAATAAGGGCTGAACGACGAACGCCACCAACAACAACGATTTCTGCGATCTTGCATACGATGTCGTGGCATTCAAGTGAAGTCAGCTTGCGACCAGCTGCGTTCTTGAAGATGCGAGAAACGAATTCAAAGAGAGCAACAAGTGGCTCTGGGCCAGATGCACGACCACCAAATGTCTTCAATGGCATTCCTGCAGGTCTAACTTTAGACACATCCCAACGTGGAACCTGACCGCCATAAAGAAGATGAATGATTTCCTTTAGTGCCTTTGCCCATCCCAACTTGCTATCGCCGACTACTACAGTAGTGTCTTTCTCAAAGAAATCTTCAGCGATGATAGGAAGTTGATCGGTATATTTCTGTTCGACCGAGAAACCAACTCCAGTAC